GCAGATAGCAAACAAGCTATAGAACCAATAATAGATGCTTGTAGAATATTGCTATGTACTAAATTTGCAAATAAATCAACACAAAATATAACTAAACCTATAATTACAGAGTGTGCATATTTTTGTTTCAAAAAAGTTTGAAACCAACTATATTTACTTAAATTTAATTTATTAATTATTTTTGATATTTTCATAAATTTCACCTTTTATTTAATTTTTGCCTACGCCTTTTATTCGTTCAAAAGACCTCATACTACCAAGACCAAGCATTCCCATTAAAACAGGTAACATAACGGATGTGTCTGCTTGTGGTATGTCAATTCCAAATGGTGCAAGTAATGGACTTATAAGAAAGTTAATTGCAAAACCAGCGACACATACCCAAGCTGTAGCAGGTCGCCAAGAAGATTGAAACCAATTACCTTTAGCTTCTTCTCTATTAACTTCTATTTGTGCCTTTGCAATTTCGTGTATATGTCTTTCTGACATAGTAGCGATTTCATGTGCAATTTTTTGTTTTTGGTCAGCGTCAGGAATAAATTTATCTAATAATTTAGTGACTGGTTGTATTAATTTATCTATCACAATTTTATCAATAAAGTTATTATGCCACTTAATAAGATTAATATTACAGCACCTAAACCACCTTTAATTGTCCAATCAATTTTGTCTAGTTTAGTATCAGTATTATTATCTAATTCTCTAACTGAATTTTCTAATTTTCTAAGTCTATTCCAGTTTTGAGTCCATCGTTCACTACATTGGATTTCATGTTTCTCTAAAGAGACACTTACATCCGATGCAGTAACTCTAGGCATTATTCTTCCTTATCTTCTTCTACAACTTCAGGATTGATGCTTCTTTCAAAAGACTGTATAACTATATTCTTATAATCATTAGTCATTACATAATCATCGTGTGCAGCTTGTAATGATGCAAGTTTTCTACCAATAACATTAAGCCTAGATGCAAGAGCCATTTGTTCGTCTGATAAATCAGATTGTCTGTACTCAACATCATTAAAAGTAATTATTACTGGTTCTTGGTTTACTATATTTTCATTATCACTCATATATACTCTCCTTATGCGTTTTTATTAGTATATCAGTTATCCAAAGTTATTGTTTCAGAACTTGGATTTTTTTCTTTTTCTATTTGTTGGTCTAAAGATTTTTCAATGTCAGAAAATTTTTCTTCACCCATAGCATCTCTAACCCAACCCTTTACAATTTCAGAAGTAACTTCATCAAATGGAGTAAAGTCTTGTATATCTTCAGTATTTAAAGGTTGTGTACCATAAGATGATGCAGAATATTCACCATCTTCTTTTTCTACTCGCCAATGCACATTATATATAACTTGCTCATGTCCATTATGTTCATGTGTATACACATCAATAGTTTTACAATCCCAATTTGCCATATTTATTCTCCTTTCAATTTTTTAATTTCAGCTATAAGTTCATCATAACCATCCATTTCTTGTATAGACTTAGGTGGATGTGAATTTCTTTTCAACTGTTCTATTTCCTCTTGTTGTTCTTGTATAGCTTTTATAAGTGGAGTTACCACTTGGCTATAATCCATTGAATAATGTCCTTCTTCACTTACAGCTACAGCGTGTGGTATTAACTTTTCTACTTCTTGTGCTATTAGTCCATCTTGTACTTTTTTAGATTCTTTCCATTCAAAGTTTACTGGATTTAGTTTATTTACTATTTCTAAACCTTTTGCTTCACCTAATACATTTTTAAGTCTTGCATCCGAAGATGTAGCATAAGTTGTAGAGCTATTATTATAATTAATACTACCTACTGTTGAGCCATTGTTTTTAAATCTAATCACATCTGAAGTGCTTGTTGTAGAATCTCTATCAAAAACCATAATAGAAGCACCATCGTCACCATTTGGTCTTATACTTATAGCTCCATTTGCTTCAAAAGAAGTACCACCTATAATTAAATCTCCATCATTCATAGTCAAATATCTAAAAAAGGCATCGTTATCATCGTTTGGAGTTCTAAACGTTATACCGTTTCTAAAATAAATAGCTTCACCACTACCAGTAAATGAACCGTTATTATTTCCTGATATATCTACACCTATTGCAATATTGGCGTGTGTAGAAACTGTACCATCACCAATTTGTAAAACTTTATAAGTTGAAGAATAACCAAATCTTGTAGCTTTTAATCCTAATATTGCATGATTATCAGCATTCGTTAAATTTATTTGGTCTTTTACATGTAAAGCAGCAGACATACTTGTTACACCAATGCCAACACGACCATTAGTTAAATCAATATTTAAGTTATTAGCATTTACACCAGCATTACCACCAATAGAACCTATTTGCGAACCTGTAGCTAAATAAAATGAATCTGCTGTATCGTTAATTTGAATATAAGCAGTTGCATCTGTTGATTCAAATCTACCGACATTATCAGAAGATGTTGAAGTGTGAAGAATAACTGATGGACTACTTGTACCAATTCCAAGATTACCTGAACTATCAATACGCATGTGTTCTGTAAAACTACCTGCTTTTGTTGTACTAAATGTAAAAGCACCATCTTCACTACCATTACTAACATCAGTAGCTAAACATCTAATAGCACCATAAGTAAGTTGATTTCCACCATCGTCATTACCTAAAAATCCTAATGCACCCACTCTATCGTTATCTGCTGGTGAACTAGAGTTTTGATATAAAAGTAATTGTGAACCTGTTGTACCTGCATCAGTATTTTCAAAAATAGCTATATCTGTTGTTGCACTCTTTACATGAAATGGTGCTGTAGGTACAGTACCAATTCCAACATTACCAGTAGTTTTAATATATAAACCTTTTGTTTTATCAAGATTTTCTCCTGCTGTAATAGACATATCTCTATTAGAACTTGTTATATGACAATGCCCTGCTCCTTGTGATACAGAACTATCTTGAACTATTTTAAATAAAGGAATTGTTGCGTGATCTTGTCTACGAATAGAAAAAATAGCAGTATCAACAGCAGCAGGATCAATTTCTAAATAAGCTGTAGGATCAGTACATATTACGCCTACTCTTTCACTACTATCAATAGTGATAGCTAAAGCATCTGCATTATCATCAATACCTGTTGATCTAAAGCTAGTTAAAGTTCCAACACTTGTAATATTTGTTTGTGCTGCTGTAGATAAAGTTCCTGCTAGTGTGCCACCTGTTACTGTTCCTGATGTTGTTATAGCAGAAGAACCAACATCTATGCTTCCAAATCCTGACGTTATCGAACCAGCATCTAAAGCACCAACACTTGTTATTTGTGTTTGCGAAGCATCTACTGACAATGAATGAGCTATACCTTCACCTGAAGTAGCACCTGTTGATGTAATACCTGTACCACCTGTTATAGTGCTTACATAATCGCCTGTAGTGTCTGTTCCAAGTGCAACTGAATTAGCTTGAATTGTGGCTGCTCCACCTGCTGCTATTGCTATATCACCACTTACATTTCCAAATATTTCATCTTCTAAATTACTAAATGTTATTTTTCCTGAACCATCATCTGTAGCATCAACCATAGCTACAAAATCATCTTGTGCTATAGATGTTTCAGTTCCTAATTCATTTAGATCAATACTTAATGTATGAGCTATACCTTCACCACTTGTTGCACCTGATGAATCAATTCCAGTTCCACCTGTTATTGTTCCAACATAATCACCTGTTGTATCTGTTCCTAATGCAACACTATTAGCTTGTATTGTTGCTGTACCTGTAACATTACCTGAACCATCAAATGATGCAGAAGTCCATACAACATCTCCAGTCATTCCAATAGTTCTACCTGTTGCTAAAGCTGTAGCTGTTGCAGAATTACCACTTGTATCTTGATTGCCTGTTGTATTTACACCAGCTAAATCTATATTTCCTGTTCCATCAAAAGATACACCACCAATAGTTCTAGCTGTTTCTAATGCTGTAGCTGTTGCAGCATTTCCTGTTGTACTTCCTGAACTACCTGAAACATTACCTGTTACATTTCCCTCTAAATTAGAAACTAAAGTGCCAACTGCATATCCTGTTCCTGAAGTGTTTACTGTTGTTGTTGGTTCTACTTGTAAATCTTTAAATAATTTAAACTTGCCTGAATCGTTTGCATCTCTAAATAATCCTGCATATAAATCTTGTGAACCTGAAGTGTCATACAATCCATAAAATCCTATATCTAATGAATCAGCACCACTGTTAGCCTTTGCTAATTTAATTAATGGGTCTGTAACTGAAAGGGTATCTGAATTAACTGTTGTTGTTGTTCCATTTACAGTTAAATTACCTGCAATCGTTACATCATCAGGTAAGCCTATTGTTACTGTAGCTGTTTCACTTCCAGAACCAGATACATCTATTTCATTGGTTGTGCCACTTATTGTAGAAACATAATTACCTGTAGTATCAGTTCCTAAAGCTACGCTATTTGCTGATATTGTTGTTGATAAACTAATGTTTCCTGTACCATCAAAACTTACACCTGTTGCAGTTACGTCACCCGATAGTGCTATTGTTCTACCAGTAGCAAGTGCTGTAGCTGTATCTGCATTTCCAGTAACATCGCCTGTTACATTACCTGTTAGATTAGCTACCAATCCAGCAACAGCATAACCTGTCGCACCAGTATTTACTGTAGTTGATGGTTTTGTTTGTGTATCTGTAAATAATCTAAATGTATTATCAGTTGAAGCATCAAAAAATAATCCAGCATATTTTGTTGTGGATGATTCAACATACTTACCATAGAAACCAAAATCAGTAGAATTGCCAGTATTGTTATCAGTAAATCCTTGAAAGTTTGAATCAGTAACAACAGAACCAGTTTGTGTTGTTGTTCCAGTAACAGTTAGATTTCCTGATACTGTTAAATTGTTTGTTATTGTTACATCATCAGGTAAACCTATTGTAACATTAGCTGTTTCACTACCTGAACCTGATACCTCTATTTCATTACTTGTACCAGCAATAGTAGAAACATAATTGCCATTTGTGTCTGTTCCTAAAACAACAGGTAGTAATGCCATAGTACCAGTCGTTGCTGGTAATGTTAGAGTTATATTGCCACTAAAACTAGCGTGTGCTGGTGCTTGTAATCTAGCATAATGAGCATTGGATGCTTCACAATAAAAATCAATATATGATTGAGTACCACCATTTTTAATTGAAATTGCACCCTGTTGTATATCAACACCTGTACTTCCATCAATTCTAACTACACCAGTACCATTTGGACTTAGTGTTATGTTTCCATTAGAAACACTTACAATATCTTGACCATTTACATCAAGATTACCTCCTAGTTGTGGGGTCGTATCTTCAACAACATTATCTATAGATATAGCTTGTACTCTTGCTGTTGTGTGATATAAATTTGATGAGCCTTCTGAAACTGAATCAGTATCAAAACTAATATTTGCTGTACCATCAAAAGAAGTACCATTTATTGTTCTTGCTGTAGCTAATGCAGTTGCAGTAGAAGCATTACCAACTAATGCACCTGTTACTTGATTGAATACTACATTGTCTGAAGTACCTACTGATTGACCAATAGAAAAAGTTACACCATTACCTGAAGCTGCTGATGTAACACCAGTACCACCTAATAGAGATAATGTTTCTGAATCAAGATCAATAGCAATAGTAGAAGAACCATCTGTAATATCTAAATCTTGTGCTGTTACTTGGCTATCTACGTAAGCCTTAATTGATTGTTGTGTTGCTAAAGCTGTTGCTGAATCACTAGCTAAATTATCTTCATCTAGTATAGAAGTAACTGTAGCACCTGAACTAAAACTTAATGATGTAATACCATTAACAGTTCCAGCATTAATATCTATTGTGTTATCAGCAGTAATACTAAATGGCATTGTTATCCAAGCATTATTTGCTGAATTTCTAAGTTTTAAAACATTTGCAGATGTATCAATCCACCACTCATAAGCAAATGTAGTAGATGGTTCGCTTGAACCACTATTGTTAGTTGCTATAGCTGAAAGAGCATTGTTTAAGTCTGCTCTAAAATTAGCACCTGTTTGGTTGGCTATATTGTAATCATGTTGTGCCATATCTTTACCTCATTTCTATTGTAGTCTTTTAGATAAAATTTTGTAATATAAAAAGTTCATTATTGAGTATTATCTATAAAAACATAAAGCGATTGATAAGTTGAATTAAGTTTGGTAATCCATCTTATACGCCATTTAACTAATCTTGTATTTGAACCTGAAGTCGGTAAACCTGTTATACTTCCGTTATAAACAAATGTATATGTTCTAAAAGTTCCTGCATCAAATTCTACATTTTGTATACCACCAGTTGCTTGTGCATAAGATGTGCCATTGTCTACGCTGTACTCTAAAACACCATTTGTACAATCACCATAAACACCAGTCCATATTGCTTGATACTTAGCATTATTACGCACATTATCAATATCTATTGGAAGATAATTACCCAAAGTAGTTGTGTTAGTAGTAAAATCGGTTGAACCTCTTTGAAAAGCACTACCAAAAACAGATAAAGGTACTGCTACTCCATCATGTGCTAAAATATCTGCTGATACATTACCAAAATGTTTTACATTTAAAGTATCAACATCAATTCTATCTGAATTAATTGTACCTGCATTTATCTTTGTAGCGTTTAAATCATTTATTTTTGCGTTTGTTATTTGTGCATCGCCAACTTTTGCAGTAGTAATATTAGCGTCTGCAATTTTAGCAGTAGTTATATTTGCATCAGCTATTTTTGCTGTTGTTATGTTTGCATCTGCTATCTTAGCAGTAGTTATAGCAGCATCAGCTATTGTTGCAGTTGTAATATTTGCATCAGCTATTTTAACTGTTGTGACTGAATCATCTTGTAAATCAGTTGTTCCTGTTGGTTCTTCGCCTACAGAAAATGTAAGTGTAGCAGCAGTAGATTCAGAACCAAGCGGGTTTAAAGAAGAAACACTTGCTACATAGTTTGTAGCTTTTTTAATAAAGTTTAGATCAACATTTTCTACATCAACTATTTTATTCATTACCTGATTGCCTGACGAATCAACAATGTTTACTCTATATTCATAATTTGGAAAATCTGTTGGTTCATTCCAAGCTAAAATAGGTCTACCAATAGAGCTTGAATCTGTATCAGTAAATGCTAATCCTGTTGGTGCTTTAACTGCATAAGCTGAAGGTAAGTCTGATAATTCCTCTAATGGTTCTTGTGATGGTACTTCCCATGTATATACATCAAAATATTCAATTAGACTTATAGCAACTAATCCAGTAGATTGAAGTTCTATTGCTTCTACTCTACAAACTTTTCCTGAAAATCCTAATCCTGCATAAGTTAAATCAACAATGTCGCCTACATTTAACTTATACATTTCAGGCGTTCCTAAAAATGTCATAGTTATGTTATTTCTACTTCTAGTAAGAATTGCTTTACCTAAATTATGTGCAATATAGGGGTCTGTTACATAAGGAAACGTAGCTTTTACTTCTAATATTTCACTATCATCTGAAAAAAAACTTGGACTAGCATTATGTTTTACTATTGCTGTATCTAATTCATATTTCTTATTTGCATTATAGAACTCTACTATTACCTTATTTGCTCTATCGTCTTTGCTACCATAATTAACCTCTATACCAGTTTCAGAAATTATATGTGCATCTGTAATACTAAATGTAGATGAACCCGTATCTTCAATTTGTAACTCGTAAACTCCATCAACATAGGTAAATATACCTCTCATATTTGCAAGTAATTCTTTAGCGTTATCCATTACAGTTTTGTTAGCATCTAGAAAACCATTGCAATGAAATCTTTTAATTTTAGAAAGTATTGTTCCTGTTTGTGTTGAGTAAGTTGCTCCTAAAGTTGCACTTATATAAATGGTCAAACTCAAAGATGCTCCATAATATCTAGTTC